AAACACATTCCACGCTGATGGAATACGAATTTCTTTTCCATCTTTATCAACTGCTTTGAAAACTGAAGCTTTCTTATGTTGGCGGTGTTTTGCCTTTTTAACTATAATTAATAATTCTTCCAGAGAATCTTCTGTTAAAGCCTTTAAGAAATCACTAAATACTTCATCTTCATTTTTTCCTTTGGATGCAAAACTTTGAGAAAGAATTTTAACAGTCTTCAAAACAATTGGGATTTCAGTAGAAGTTTTTCGTAAATATCCTGTCAAAGGTCCAATGTTAGTAGTAGTTTCTTCTTCTGTATCATTATCTGACGATTCAATATTTTCCTCTACAACAACATCCTTCTTCTTAGATTTAGATTCAGAACCTTTAACCTTTTTAGAAGATGCTTTGGCAGAAGATTCCTTGGTAGATACTTTTGACGACATGGTTTATGGTATTTGTTTTAAATAAATAATATTCAAAAATCTAATATATAAATCTAATATAAATTTTAAGTTATTACTTTAAACTTTCAATTTTCGTTATAATATGTTTTAGTATAATTTTATATTATTATCTTCCTAATTTCAATTTTTGTTTTTAAATTTATAAAATTGATTTTATGGTAAAATTAGTTTTATTATTTACAATATCAAATATAACAATAAATACAATAAAATAATATATTATAACATAAGAAATACCTTGTTAAGTATAAAAATACACTCATAAAAATATAATCAGATATTAAAAATTAATTATGGGTATCCCTGGAATGTATAGATTTATTGAAAAATATAATGATGTTAAATATGTTAGTGAAAATGGAGTTATTGGAACTGTTATTAAAAGTGGATTACCAACTGAAAATGAATACGAACCTATAACAAAGACAACTGTTCCAATGAATATGAATGAACATTTGTTTTTAGATTTTAATGGAGGTATCTATACTGCTTTTCATAATAATCAATGTACGACGGTCACATCGTTAATAAATAATACTATTGGATACTTTGATTTATTAATTTCTCTTTATTTGGATTATAATAGAAAAATTAATAGTCAATTGAAAACAGTATTTTTAGCAATTGATGGTATTCCACCACGTGCTAAAATAGAACAACAAAGGACAAGAAGGTTTCACAGTATTGATGAAAAAAATACGGTTCGGAAATTGAGTGATAAATACAATCAAACACCAAATCAACCAAACCCGATTGATACTAATATGATTACTCCCGGAACTGAATTTATGGAACAATTACATCAAAAATTATTACAACATTTTATAGTAATTCAGAATAAGTATCCAGATATTAATTTTATATATTCTGGGTATAATGAACCATTGGAAGGAGAACATAAACTTCTTCAATATATTAAAAATAATGAATGGGTAAAAAATGATAGAATTATTATCTATGGATTAGATGCGGATTTAATTATGTTATCAATGATTGCGAGTGATTATATTGGTCAAGGTGGTATTTATTTACTAAGAGAAAAAACGGAGTATGGTAATTTATCATTTGATTATCAAGGAAGTAAATTCTTGTATTTAGATATAAATTTGACAAAAAGTTCATTATTAAAAGAATTTGAAAATAATCTTGGTGATATCGCAAATGAGAATATTAATGGTTTTATGGATGATTTCGTCTTCTTTTGTTTTATTTTAGGTAATGATTTCGTTCCACATATTGCTCACCTTGCGTTAGATAATTCTGGTGGAGATACATTAATGACGGTTTATTGTAATGTATATAATATGTATCGTGAATTTTTAGTTGATAGGGAAACAATGAAAATTAACCACCTTATCCTTTTAAGATTATTTGAAGAATTAAAGACTACGGAAAGGGATGATATGGTTAAGTATCATAAACATAGACAACGCCGTAAAATTAATATGAGACAAATTACGAATGAATATGATAGACAAATGCAATTAATGAAGTTCTTTCCATTAAAACATTTATATGTAGAAAAGGAAATAGACCCAGTAAATGTTGGATGGGAAAATAGATATTATAAAATATGTTTTAATCAAACTCCAACGGACGAATTCAAAGAAACTGTTGTTAAAAGATATTTAGAATCGTTAGTTTGGACTTTCAGATATTATTTTGATAAAGTTGATAGTTGGAGTTGGTTTTATCCATATCATTATGGACCATTATGTAATGATGTTTTTCAGTATCTTGAAAAAATGTCAAATAAAGAAATAACAACACCAGTTAATAATATTAATCAAATCAAATTTCCTAAAGGACGCCCAGTTAAACCACAAGAATTGTTGGCAATGGTATTACCTTATTCAAGCAGACATCTAATGGCAACGGGAATACAATCGGAAATAACTAATAAAAATAATCCATTGTCAAAATATTTTCCATCTACTTATAGAATGAGCCTTCCGTATCATTCATTTTATTGGCAATGTCGTCCAATTTTACCTATTATTAATTATAAAATCGTTGAAGAAGAAATTAAAAAAATTAAACTATCAAAGAATGAACAAGAACGAAATGTTAATATTTATAAATCATAAATTATAAATTTAAAAATATAAGTATAATAAAATTGATTTACTATAAAATATAAAAATATTTTACATACTTTTAGACCCTTAAAAAATTATATTTGTATAAAGTAAAATATTATGATAACAGTTAAAAAATTTATAAAAACAAAAAATTCGAAAAAAACAAAAAAAAAAAATCAAACCGGTGGTGATAAAATGGAATGTTATCACAAGAAATGTGATTTAATTTACAAACCTCTTACCGATAGTACTGTTTTCTTTCTCCTATATAACGAACAAGAAGAATTGCAAAAAAATATATGTATATCTAGTGACGATTTAAAAAAATTATATACCGACTCTAAGGGAAAACATATTATAATTAAGGATAATATTAATATTATTAAAAGACCATTTTTAGTAAAATTTCGTGAAAAAATGCCATCATTTAGTCTAACATATACAGACGATGGATTTGAACCTAAAATTATAAAATATAATGAACTAAATAAAATGTTTATAGAATGCCCCAATTTATTAAGGGAACATCTTAACTTACCTGATACTAACACGGAATTAGATAAAGTGTTAAAATATTTTAATATTACTGATATTAATATAATTCATTATTTGTTATCTTGGATTGGTTTACAAGGTGTAGTATTCTGGGATTTAAAAAAGGAATATTTAAATATTGACGATGATGATATTCATCTATCGGACATATGTCAAGAAAAAAAAACAAAAGAAGAGTGTGTTGAAGATGTTGTTTCAAAATGTGCTATGTTTAAAGATAAATGTCATTATATAAAATCTATTAAGGAATATAATATAGGTGAATTAATCAAAAATCCATACACAAATGAACAATTTAAGGTTCATACAATATATCCAACAAACCAATACGAAAAAAATTCTAGCACAATTGGATTTATTTCTGAAAATGATAACAATTATGGAATATTTATGTTTTCTTCAGGTGTTCCCTTTACTAATAAACAATTCGAAACAAAAAAATTTAAAAATATAATGAATGGTTATTATGGTAATATTAGATCATTTATTGATAAAACAAAAATAAAAAAATTACTAATATGCGGGCATTCAATGGGTTGTTTTTTGGCACAATATATTGGATATATGTGTATAAAAAATAATATTATGGAATCTAAAAATATATTTATAGTTGGTTCAGGTGGTGTTAGTTGGATTGATAAAGAAAATTATAATGAACTCACCGAAGGTAGGCAAATTCATTTCACAAATACAGTCTTATTAAATGATAATAAAAAGGTAATTGATCAATATATATTTCAAAACACTGACACAAAGAAACAAAATAAAACTTATTTACTTTCAAATTCTTATGACCAACCTATTGATGAATACGATATGTTTAGTGATACATACAAGAAAAAGATTATATTTAATAGAGTTGATCTTGAACAACCTGTTAAAGATAATTACCAATTATATGTTATTTCATTAGAAAATAAACAAATTATCCACAACTGGTCGAAATATAGTTCAAATTTATTAAATTTAATATATAATTTATGAAGAGAGATTTAATATAAAAATACCATTATACTTATATTTTTAAATTTTACAAATTATAAATAAATTATCAATATAAAAATATAAGTATAATAAAATTGATTTACTATAAAATAAAAAAATATTTTACATACTTTTGATATTAAATTGATATTATTAAATTGATATTAAATTGATATTAAATTGAAATGGAAGATAATGAATTATTAATCGATAATCAAGAATCACCACAAGAAAAAATCGTAATTTTAAAAGAAGGTGATTCTTTATATACAGTTTATTCTTACTATTCAATCAAATCAATACCAACTCCTAATATTATTGGAATTTATAATAATATATCTGATGCTATAAATTTACAAAAAAGTGTATCTGGAACAGATTGGATTATTGGTATGAATGAAAATACTATTACTAATTATAACGGAACTATAATAACTTATATTAAAGAATATAGATACGGAGAAAACTAAATTTTATTATATTTTTACATTTTAACTTTAACAATTTAACTTTAACAATTATTATTTATTTACAATTATAAAATAACTAAAAAGATGGATAATTTTATTAAACTATTTGAGAAAGAAACGGGTTCTAAATATTGGAATCCACTATATGATGATTTAATCAATATAGAAAATGAATATCAATTATCTTATCAATTTGACCTTCAATCTACTAAAAACAATAATAAAAATTTTAAGTTTCAATTAATGATTCAGAAAAGGGATATTACAAATGAATATAAAATGATTATTAAAAAATCAGATGAATATAATATTAATAATATTGCTCTACAATCATGGATATCTAAACGTTTATTATCGGGTGAAGGTGATATAATTAAAGATATTGAATATAGTATAATTGTTTGTCAAGATAAGAGAAAAACAACCCGTGATTCCAAATATAGTTATAAAGAATTAATATCAACCATTAAAGATTTTATTAAACATAAGAATATTAAATGTATTATTTGTGGTAATCAAGATGAAAGAAATAACCGTATTGATACATCTTTAGATGATGAAATGAATATATGTTTATCAACCGATTGTAAAAAGTTATTAGGTTATATTTACCTTGGCAATGGAGATAAATTAATTGAAAATTATTGGAAAGATAAGAAAACTACTATAGAATTCTTTGTTTATTTATTAACTAAAACTTTATTATCAAATAGAATTGATACAATATATCACCCAAGACCACCATTTTTCAAAGAATCCAATTTAAAATTATCAGATGTTGAAAGTGTTTTA